AACCGCTCTACCAGCTAAAATAACATAAGTGCCTTTAGCTTTACCAATAGTTCCTACTGTATCTTGCACATAATAAAGTTCACCTTCGTCAAGTCCTGAAAAACCTCCTACTATTCCATCTGGTTGAACTTCAATAGAATTTCCATCTGTACTACTTGTAATAGCAAAACCAATATATTTAAGTTTTGCAGTATCGTTAGCATCACATTTATAAACTTCATTATCAGAAGTATTTTGATAAACTGGGACAGGCAAAGTTGCTCCAACGATAGTTTCTCCTGCGTCTAATACACTAATTGGTGCTATTGCTCCTCTAATTCTTAATCCGTTAGTTGGGTCATATTTTAAATATTTTGTTGTTTCTCCTATCCCTATACCATATAAATCTGAACTATATCCTAAATATCCATTAAGGTTTCCTATTCTTAATCTTGTGTTTATAGTATCCCAAGGTTCTCCTGCGTGGTCAAATATTGAAATATATGGTGCATTAGTTTCTGAAGCTGTTAAATAAACTCCGCCATCACCTGATTGTTTATAATTTGCTACTGCTACGCCTTTTTTCCAAGCAGGATTAGTGTTGGTGGCATAATCAGTTCCCTTATCTCTATTAACTACATAACCACTTGCTGGTGTATAATAAACTGTAATGCGAATATGGTCAACATAACCAGTATTATTCCCAGTTATCGCGCAATTAAATTTATATCCAAAACCTGCATTATTTATCTCTGCTGGTGTCCAAGTTGTTCCCCATAAGTCTGTATCAGAACCTCTTGAACTATAAGTATCTGTTGTTTCCCAATCACTGCTACTAATCCCAATATTATCTCCTGCATTACTTCCTGCTTTTTGCATATATCCATTAATGGAGCTTATATAATCATCTCCGCTCTTTGTCATAGCCCTAATTTCTGCCTCTACTTTAATTCCAGTTATTGTTGCTCCTGTAGGAATAGCAAAACCAAAATTAGTTGCTTTTAAGTAGTGAGATGAATTAGTCCCTGAAGCTTGTGTAATTGTTGCATAACTATCATTACTTGTCTTTGCATTATCTGGGTCTGACCAAGTTATAGTCCCTGCCGCACTGTCGTCTGCCATTGTGCTCGGACTTTTCAGAGAAGGACTACTAAAAGAGGAAACAATTTCCATCCACTCATCATCTATTCCATCTTTTATTCTTAAAATATCACCTACTGCAAAAGTTGTCGTTGCTTTAGTTTTTAAAGTAGAAGCATCTAATGCTGTCATATTACCATCTAATACATCTCCATCTAATACTGCTAAATTTCCACCCATAATAGAAACTACATCTTTTTGGAAAACTGCTGTTCTTATTAGTCCTCTACAAGCTATATTTCCAAATTCAGCTAAATTTTCGTCTATATGAAAACCTGAACCTGCGTATCCGCTTGCGTAATTACCGCTTTCAATTTTCTTATTTGCTCCATCTATTGTTATTTCGTCTGAAGCACCTACTGTTATCTTTTTGTTATCTCCGTCTATTACTATCTCGTCTGAAGCTCCAACTTCTATTCTTTTATTATCACTATCTAGGACTATCTCGTTTCCAGCAGAATAAATAGTTGTAGCGTCTATTGTAAAACCGCCAATAAAGCCAGCCGTTGCAGTAATCGTTCCTCTAAAAACACCATCTCCAAGTTCAACTGTGCCACTAGCACGGATTATCCACCCTGAAGAACCTTTAACAAAATTAAGTGATTGCAAAACACCGTCTATTAAAACAGAACCACTAGCGGCTCGTATAATATTATCATTAGAAATTGGTGTTGCAGATATATTAGTGGATGGATTTTCTGGTGTTGCTTCGCCTGTATTTAAAACAATATCTAAAGGATAAAAGTTATATTCAGCTGAATTTTTTATTTCCATTATTTTAAAATTAAACTTTCAAAGGAGGGAGAAGTTGTGGCATTTCCTAATAATTCAACTTTTATCTGTACCAATTCGCATTTAGGTATTCCAGGGGTAATAAAGTGAGATATTATAGCTGTTAAAACTGAATATAATAAATTTAATGTTCCACCTTCGGAAGTTTTTATTAAAGTAAAACTATCAGATAAATTATTTCGATAAGACAATCTAATGCCCTCGCCAGTCGCTAATTTATTGACTAATTGAAAAGTCAATTTAGCGAAAGACCGCATATCTTGAATATTGCCTACCCGATATAAAGGACTTTCAAAATATCCTGAATAATCAGTCGGGTAAGCCGTAGCAGAAGTTAAATTCATTCCAGCAGTAGTGCTATCTAAATAACCAACCAATATTCGTTCATTAGTAATTGGCAGTAAAGCGTTAATCTTCATTAAATTACTTGTGCCGTCATTACCTGTAGAAACCGTATGCTCTAAATTTAATATACTGCCTCTAGCGGTTTTTTGTAAAGAATAAACTCCCATTTTAGCAATAGCTACAGTACCACCAACTCCAAAAAAATATTTATTTTTATATTTACATAAAGCTCCAGGATAAAATTCTAAATATTTACCAGTTAAATCTATTAAGCTATTTGGTATTTGACCTATTGTCCAAGCCGCCGCTCCATTACATTCTCTAATTTTACCGTTTATACCTGCTAAAACAATTAAAGAATTTCCATCAATTAACATAGCGTGAACTCCAAAATCGTTTAAATCAATCGGCTGTCCATAAGATACTGAGCTTCTATCCCAAGGGAATATAATAGCTTTTTTTATTGCATTAACCAAAGTTCCTTGCCAAGTTCCACACATTAAATTATTGCCAAGTTCTTCAAGACATTTAATCCGATAATTAGAGGGTAAATCTAAAGCTTGTTGTGTCCAAGTATAAGTAGAGGCTGTTCCTGGGGCAAAAGTTTCTCCTGTATCTTCATCTAGGGAAAAAACATATTCTGCCGCTCCGCCATACATTTTATTGTCATTTTTAGAAATATATAAAGGATGCCATAAGACATCACTATCAATAGCTTTCCAACTATTACTCCAATTAGCGTTAGCAATTCCTGTAGCTGTACCATCTCCGCAAACATCTAAAAAAGCATCTCGGGCTACAATTAAATAATTTTTAAAAATAGTTAAACCATTACCGTGGCAAGCTGTCTGAGTATTGCCTGTCATTGCCACAAAAGTTGCTCCACTATTAGTTGACTTAAAAACTACACCAGAAAGGCTTAAAGCATAGACTTCCGTAGAAGTTATTGGGTGTCTTATTACCCAGTTAATCTGACTAGTAATTGTACCCGTAACAGCGGCTAACTTTTTATTTAGTTTAACTAATCCAGGAAAAGAAGAAATATCTAAATTTCTAACCTCACCATAACCAACTAAAGGAGATGATGAAATTCCAGTGCGAGGAGCTAAAATTGTTATACTATCATCTTTTATTTTTGGCATATTATCTAAAACCTCTACCTCCACGAATAGGAGCATTGGTCATTATATTTTTAACATCTTTTTCTCTATCATAATAATCAGATTTAATTTTTCTTTCCGCCATTAAAACGTCCGTAAGCAAAGTTCCTAAAAGTTTTTGATTATTATCATTTAAAAAAGTTTTACAAACTTGAGTTATTAAATGTGGATGATGAGTTTCTATTATACCAGGCACTATATTTGTTTTTAAGAAGTAATGAGTGCCTGTGCCGTTGTCAGCAATAGTAATTGTAGAACCGCCTTTTGTAGCTGAAACCTTAAATATATCGGCTGTAAGCCCAGAAGAAATAACATAATAAAGGGTATCGGCTGTAATTCCTGATGGTAAATCTGTACCTGAACTTTGAAAAATTACACTATCATTAGCTACTAATCCGTGAGCCGTAGCATTGACTAAATCAGTTGCAAAAGTAGTTGTGCAAGACGCAAAAGTAAATTTAGAAGCGGCACGATTAAAAAAGGCTTTTAAGCCATTTGTTTCTGCATAATCTGGTGTTGGTCTAAGATAAATAAAATCGCCATATTTTATATAATATAGCGGAGTACCTGTCGTTTTATTAGTATTTAAATAAAGTTCTTCAAAAGAGGCAGGTAAATTATTTATGTTTTCTGGTATTAAGCTATAACCATAACCATCTTCATTTATGGCTTCTAATTTAATAAGATTAATTATCTTTTCAGTAAAATCACTAAATTTATAAGCATTAGTCCCAGATACAATACTTTGAGTATCAATCGGAGCAGATGTTTCATTATTATCATCTAATTCCCAACCTTTCCCTGCTCTAAATGCTAAAGGAAAATACCAGTCTAAAGCATCATTTAAGTCTGATATAACATTTTTAATAGGGTAAGTGATAGCTGTTGTGCCACATCTTTTCCAAATACGATTTATTATGCCTAGATTTTGAACGTCATATAATTCCATAATTTTATAGTTATTTTATTAATTCTGCCTTCCACCTTTTAGTGATGGAAGACAGTAAAAGAAAACGACTTAACCGTTAGTAATCATATCAAACAGCAATCCTTTTGTATTAGTCCACGCTTTAAATTCCCAATCAACTCTACTAACTACACCGATACCAGATAAAGCACCATCAGCTGTTGCTGGTTCATTAACAAATTGAACATCTCCATAGGTAGATTTACAAATACCTAAAGCAAACAAGTTTCTAACTCCGCCAAAGACGTGATTAGAACTATGTAAGTTAGATTTAAGATGTAAAACACCACGATAGATAAATCCAGCACTAATGCCGTGTTTAAGAGCATAATCAGCTGTATTAAATCCATTTGAAGCTGCGAATTCTTCAAGAATTTCAAACTGAGTAGGCGTCCAAATAATAAACATTCCGTTTCTAGCGGCTAGTTTATCACCATTAGCCTCACTTATCTTAGTTTTCATTCTTCCAATAATTTGAAAGATATTGTTAATATCAACATCAATAGCAACAGTAGTTGCTGTACCAGTAGCTAGAGTACCAGCATCAAAATTAGTCCACATAGCGTGATTAGCCATCATATCAGTATCTAGTGCTTCATCAATTAGTTGTCCTTGTAAATCTGCCAAGTCCATAGCCTTAACAAATGTAAGTTGTGCTAAATCAGCCCTATCAATCGGGATAGCTAATGCCTTTGATTGATTAATAGTTACATATTCACTTGTTAATGTAAAAACTTGATAGGTGTAAGGAGTTCCTCTTGTATGACTCTGTATGGACGGAACGGTTGACATATACGGAGCAAACATTGTGTTTGTGTCTGTATAAATAACATCGCAAACTTCTTTCCAATTAGTGTTATAATCTAATCTTTCTTGAAGTTTAGTTTTCCATTCTGCTGGAAAAACATCATTCGCCCACGAAGAGTCTGTAAATGTATGTGCAAAAACAATAAAATTAGTTTTTCTAATAACCTGGACTTACGACACTCGGTTATTAGTATTTATTTTTATTAGTCCAGGTTTGATTATGCTAATTAGCAAAATGGCTGACGTTTTTTTCCTTCTTATATTTCGCATTGACATATTCCTTCCGTAATTCAGGTTTATCTGCAGGAGGCATCTCACCTTTACTCAGATAATAATCAACTGAATCTCTAGTTGAACCACTACCTGCACCTTTTGTCCCATCAGGGGTAGCCGCCTTAGCATCTTGATTGTCTTTAATATCCTTTAAGTCATTATTAAAATACTTATTATCTACTAAATCATCAAGTTGCTTGCCATTAGCCAAATAGTCATTTACTAGCTTTAGTTGTTCAGGGTTATTAATTTTAACCCCTAGTTCCTTGCTAATAAAAACTTTTTGTCCATAATCAAATTCTCCTGGTTTTTCAGTTTCGGTAGTTTTTGGTTTTTTTTCGGGTTCAACTTTTGGTTCTTTTTTTGCCCATTCTTTAGTTTCTTTATTAAACTCAAATCCTTCCGCTTTTTTAGCTCGCTGGTATAACTGAGTATTTTTGTCCAGCAAGTCGGATGCCTCAGATTTTAAAGTTTTCTTTATTTCATCAGCATTTTCATTGTTTAAAGAGTCAATGACCTCATTTATTTTTGACATAGTTTTAAGTGCTTATGACAGCACAATTAGTTTCTAAGTTAAAGCGGCTTAGTCCGCTAATTTGTTTAATCACCTTCTGTGAATTTTTTTATTATTAATAATACATCAGTATTATTTTTTCTAATAAATGTAAGTTTTGCTAAATCTAATCCATCTATTACTAAATCATCACCAGTACTATCTCCGTGCTGAATATCTACACCAGTTCCTGCCGCAAAGGTAATAGTAGTAGCATCGGTAGTAGTGGCACTTCTAAACCAATAACTTCGTTCATCGCCAATCCTTGGAATATTTATAGAACCCATTGAAGTAGTAGCCATTGTAGTTAAGGTAATGTTTAAACCAGCTGTCCAATCAATATAAGTTTTATTACCATTAAATTCGGCTGCAACTAATGTATAGGTAGAGACAAGAGAAGTTGTGGCATATCTGTCGCCTCCACTTTGGTATCCAACGTGAAAGTTATGACGAAAATATTTATTCGGGGATGACCCGCCTAATTCAATTTCACCTTCATTAATCGGGTTTGGTTGATTTTCTGCTTCATTATAAATGTAATCTCCTGCTACATTTACATTTTGGGATATTGCGTAAGCAGCTACCCCACCTGCTATCGCAAATACAGCAATTAATGAGATTACTACGTAGAATATCCCATTACTTTTTCTTTTTATCATATTTTTTTTCTTTACGTTTCTTAGATTTTTTTTCTTTGCGAGGCTCGACCTTTTCCTCGTCTTTCTTTTTTTGTTCTTTTTTCTTTCTTTTTTTGTTAACTCCTTCCTGTAGGATTTCTCCTAAAGTTTTAAGTTTTCCTCTTAACATAAATTTATAGTTAATTACTTAAACTTCTTTTTTTCTGCCTGAACCCACATTTCAGTTCCTGAGGCATTTATTTCTAAAGCTAAACAATTTGTGTTTAATCCCTCTAACGGAATAATAATTCCCTCTAATGCTTCAACGGGTATCCACGTTATCATGGCATCACCTGAATTTAACGTAGATGAACCAGCTAAATTTCTAAGATAAACTTTTGCATCAAACCAATTTATATCTCCTGTTACAACTGTATTCGCCATAGTTGTAGTTGTTGAAGCAGTAGCACAATCATAATCGTTAGAAGCAAAGATAGAAAAATAAGCATTATTTCCTCCACCAGCTCCAAATGTTTTTGCTTGGATATTAAACGACACACTGTCATATTCTCTACCTATTAAAATCGGATAAGTAGAAGTAGCATCGTTATTAGTAAAAGCAACAGCTGTAGTTGATGTTCCAATCCTTGTTCCAACAACATCTACAAAGTGTCCAGCCTGTCCTCCTAAAGAAAATAGCTCTGAAGTTGGTTCTGAAGTTGGTTCTTTATTATATAATATTCCAACACCAATTATTACGACTATTATTAGTGCTAGCAATAAATATAACTTTATTTTTTTTAGTTCCATATTTTTTTAACGGTGCTTTGGCGGCATCTCTACCCCCGTATCCACTGTTATTTTTTTATATTTATTAATTTTTTGAAATGATATATTAATTATTTTTAATGCTTCATTAATTGCTCTTAATGCCTTGCCTAAATCTTCATTAGTTCTGGCGAATTCTTGCCCAGTATTAACATCAAAGCTTAAAGAATAAGCATAATTAAGCATATATTGTTCTTTCATTGACTCTTTGCTCAAAGTCCCATTTTGATAAATATCAGCTAAAAATATCTTTTTAAGAGCTGATAAGAGAACAGGGTTCTCATTTAATTTTTCAAGCTCTGAAAGTTCTCCAGAACTCATAATTTCTTTTTTCATATTTTAAAGTTAAGTCGCAGGTTGTGCAACTGGTTTATTAACTGGTTTATTAATTTGCTGTGGTTGTTGTTGAGCTTCTGTTGGTTTGTAATTATTAAAATCAATAGCAGACATATTTGAATATTCTAGTATCTGATTAAATAACTTGCTCATTCGTGGGTCATCAAATATAGCAAAAGTTTTAGTATTGGGGTCATAAGTAGCTAAGGCTTGCCTCATAATATTTGAAACCGCAGTCGTCATACCTTGTAAGTCCTTTTGCTTTCCAGCTACATCAATCTTAATATTTACTTTAGCTTCTTTTAATTGTCCTTTTAAGATTTTAATAAATTTATTATTATCTTTCATAAAAGCTTCTAATTTTTCTTGTTTAAAAGCTTCTATTTTTTCTGCCTCATAGAGTTTGCCACTAAAAGCAGTATTTATAATTTTTTTGTTAACCTCACGCTCTATCATCTTTTCTGATATTTCTTGCATTTCTTCTATTGATAAACTAGACAAAAACTTTTGGTCTTTAGTAATTTCATTAGCAATATAAGGAATAATCAAATCTCTATATATTTCTTCAATAAACTTAGCATATTGCCCTCTCCTAAAGTCGTGTTGGTTTTTACCTGTTTGAACCACTAAATTCTGTAAAGCAAACGGAGTACCTGAAGGAGCTTCTTTGCCCATAAGAGGATTAGGTGCTCCTCCTGCTTCTTGAGCATGAGCTTGCCATTCATTAATTGAATTGTCTAATAAAGCAATACTACGAGGGTAAGTATCCATTTGCCTAACAGTTTTCTGTTCTCCAACATATAAAATTTCATTATTTTGAACATTTTTAAGATTATGATTTCTTTTAGCAAATTCTTCATCATCTGATAAATGGACTATTTTAGCCGCCGCATCAATTATCTCCTTTTTTTGTATTTCAGTATAAGTAGTCCAGGCTTGCGACTCAAAAAGCTCCTCAACGCCACCATAGCCTAATGCTCTTCCGAATACTTCATCTCTCTTAATCAATTTAAAGGGATTTTTAGACTTTAAAGCCAATAATGTTATACCTTGCTTATTATTATCTTTATCGTTATAAAAACAAACAGCTTGTGTTTGGTAAATATATTTATCACTTTTCTTATCATCTAAATACATTTGTGGCATATTGCCATTCACTAAATAAACTTCAATATATTTCCCTTTTTCCTTAATAGGTTTTTTAATATTTCCAAGACTTTCATTTCCCTCTTGGTTTCTTGCTAAAACAATCGCTTCTTCTATGGTATGAGTTGCACCTTTATTTTTATCTCCCCAGCCTTTATCTGCCATATCTTGTAAGTCAGAGTCTGACATATAATATTTAAGCCCGACAGGACTTGTCAACATATCTGATTGATTACAGAAAGCAATAGTTTCTAAATCTATTCTCTGGGGTCTAGCTTTACCAACATCCATAATTAAACCACCGCCATAATCAATCCTTGACTGATTAATTTCGTCAAATAAGCTGTCGAGATTATTTTCTTTTATAAATACATCATCATGATATTTTTTAACTAAAAATGATAAATGGTACATATCAGGATTTTCTATGTAAAGAACAATATCTTTAACATCAATATCTTCTGCCCAATATTGCATATTAAGTATTGGCTTTATAATGTTTTTAACTGGGGTATCATCATCATTGCCATTTAAAAGTCTGCCGTGCTTATAAAAGAAAGAAGTTTTAATATGTTCTGCCATTGACCAATCCCAACCTAAAATATTAATACCTTTATTAAATTCTAATTCTTTATCAATTATGAATTCGTATATATCTTTTGGTATTTCTTGTAATTCCATATTTATATTTTAAATTTAATATTATCCCTAATACTCATTAAAGCTTCATTATGCGAACAAACATTACCATAATTAGCACTACTTAAATCATTTGCTAAGGTATTTAACATTTTAGCCTGTGTATTTCTATCTTTAAATTTCCTCTTAATTTCCCTATACTGTGTCTGATATGCCTTTAATTCTTCACAGAAGCGGAAACTAGGGTCTATTAAGTATCTTGCCCACCATTCCTCTGGATTATCTCCCTGCTGTTTCTCATGGACTTCTTCGTGTTTCATAACAATGGGGTCAATATAACAATCCGAAGGGTTATATAGCGTGTGTCCATAACAAAATAGCACATTATCAGCTACTTTGAAAGACTGTTTTAATAACTTGTAATTAGGAGGATAATCTTTTATTACTTTCATTTGTATTTATTACTTTATAACCATTTTCTTTTTTCACATGTAAGCATTCATAATTCTGATTAACATAATCAGCTATAAAGTTTAAAACCTTTTCTAATCCATCTTCAACGTCAAAATTAGCCCTAGATATAGAGAAGTTAATCCCTAATTTATTAACATCATCTTCTATAGCTATATCTATTTTGTCTTCAAATTTCTTTGGTATTATTGTTATCATATCTTATCGCCAACGTGCTGGCTTATTATCTTTATTTATTACTGGCAAACTATTAAATAACTCATTTTTTCTTATTATAGGTACTAAGCTTATTATTCCGTATCCTGTTGCATCCATACAATCACTTAAAAAATGGTCAGGCTCATTTAAAATATTACCCTCCTTGTCAGTCTTCCAGAGATAATTCCTATAAGCTTTTATAATATTAACGCTATTCCTAGTCATTGATATTTTTTGCTCCTGTACTATTCCTATTCTCCACTTTACATAACTATCATTAGATAAAGCCATACTTCCTAAAACTTTCTGCGATTGCTTCTTTGCTCCTATAATATTAATTCCGTATCCCTTTATATCTTCAATGCTTTTAGGCTCTGCACTATCTGCTACTACTAAGGCTTTGGGTAAATTCTTTATAATATCTGCTATATCTTTATTCAACATTCCTTTTCTACAAAATATCTCATCTAAAATATATCCGCCATTATAATAATAAATAGCTATTAAAGCACTAGGGTCGTTAGTGTATCCAAAATCTAATCCGTATCTCTCTAGTCTAGCTTCATGGGGTACTTCATTAATAATCTTCCAATCTCTATAAATTCGCCCCTCTAACACTCCTAATTTTCCTAAGCCATAAACTAACCACCACTGCTTATTTTCTTTATGGCTTTCAATCTCGTCTATTATGGTTTGGTCTAAAGCTTTAATACAGTCCAGATAAGTGAGAGTTATAAAGTCCATATCATTACGCTTGCCTAGCATCTCAGTATAAAACCAAAACTCATTTGTTGGATTCCAATCCATCCATACAATCTTTTTAGTCCTTGTTATTAGCTGGTCTGCTATATTATAGGGTAGATTATTAGCTTCATTTAAGAAAAGTATATCTCTACGTGGACCGTGTGCCTTTCCAAACTTATCAAAACTTATAAACTCCAACACGCTCTTTCCCAGGAAGGTATAAGTAAAATTGCTTGCATTCCAACTGTTATCATCCCAGTACCCCTGAGCTATCATTATACTTCTAAAGTCCCTAATAGCTCCTAACTTAAGATGGGGTACACTTTCAGCTACTACTGTCATTACTTCGTTTTTGGTACTCTGTCCATAATCTATTAACCATACTAGAATACTAATTGTTTTACTAGCTGACGTTCCACCTGCTACAGCTCTTATTCTATTTTTTAAACTAAAAATCTTCTTAGTGGCTGGTGTGTCTTGAAATTGTCCTTTATTTTTTTGATTTCCCATTATATATAGGTAATACTATTTTATCTCCTTTACTTGTTATATCTATATTTTTTCCAATCTCTTTTAATACTATTTGTCTAGCTATATCTATTTTGTCTTTTTCTTTAAGCTCTTTACTATCCTTAGTCATTGACTTTTTCAAAGTATGAAAAGCTTGTTTTAAAACTTTCTTTTTCTGTTCATCAAGCCCAAAGCCTTTTGCTCCAGCCCCTGGTCTTGCTCCTCCATTGTGTCTTCTTCCATCTGACATTTTGATTATTCTAATTATTTATTAAATATTAGCCCTAAAACAAGGGCACACAATCGTTTCTAAGTTTATTTAGGTACTTACCTACCACTTATATTTTTAATTCTAGCTTTATCTCTCCAGTAG